GAGGATGCTTTCAGCCAGTTGCTGCCATCTAAGGCATATATTGACTTCAACGTTTCTGAGTTGTTGCGTGGTGATTTTGCGACGCGTGTGGCCGGTTATTCGTCGGCGTTGCAGGCTGGTTGGATGACTATCAACGAGGTTCGTCGTATTGAGGATTTGCGACCTGTTCAGGATGGTGACGTGAACCGTGTTCCGTTGGCTAACGTGAACTTGCAAGCCGCGTCGTTGACTGAGCAAGAGTCGAAGGTTGCTATGGCTCAGAAACTTATTGCTGTCGGTTTCAAACCTGAAGATGTTCTTTCAGCTCTCGCCTTACCGCCTATCGCTCACACTGGTATTCCGTCTACTCAGTTGCAGAATCCGTCACTCGTTGACCCTGCTAACCCTATGACTTACGATGTCGGTTCCGAGTTGGGTGTTGCACCTGCCGAATTGGTTGAGCCGACGCAGGAAGGCGTTTAGTGCCTTACTTTATTAAGAAGTCTGCGACGGGCTGGAATACAATTAAGGAAGATGGCACCGTCATCGGTAAGCACGCCACTAAACAGGGTGCTGTTGATCAGATGGTTGCTGTTAGTTTGGCGGAGAAGTTGACTCCTGGTGGCGAGATGCGTGCATTGACTCCACCGGCTGGTGTTGCGGATGCTGCTAAACGGGCTTTGAAATGGATTGACGCAGGGTTGGCTGGTTCAGGGTTTACGGCTGTTGGTCGTAGACGTGCGAGCCAGTTGGCTTCTGGGGAACCTGTTTCTGAGGATGTTGTTTCGCGGATGCGTTCTTATTTTGCTCGTCACGAGGTGGATAAGAAGGCTACGGGTTTCAATTCTGGTGAGGATGGTTTCCCTACTCCTGGGCGTGTGGCTTGGGATGCTTGGGGTGGCGATGCTGGACAAAGTTGGGTAAATAATTTAGGAATGAAAATGGCTCAGAGAGATGCTGGAACTGTTATCGGCATTAGCGACATTGACGATACTTTGATTGTTGACGGGAAGGTTCACCAGGATTATTACGCTTGGCTAGATCACCAACCTGTTGACTTGTATTTGGTTACTGGCCGCCCGACTAGCGACCGTGAGTCGACGATTGCTGAGCTGAACAATTTGGGTATTCAGTATCAGCAGTTGATTATGAATCCTGGTGGTGACCCTAACGCTTTCAAAGGTGAAACTGCGGCTTCGCTGATTGCTGACGGTTACACTATCGCTTTCGCTGTCGATAACAACCCTGAGGCGCGTAAGGCTTACGCTGATGCTGGTGTTGATAACGTGTATGACCCTACCAAGATGCCGGCTATGGCTGCACCTAATCAGCGCGACGCTGGCGATTATGAGGTTGAGCCTGTTGCTGTCGAGGCGGTTGAGCCGACTAAAGAGTATTTGGCTAGTGAACTTTCGGAACTGCTAGGGAATGTTGTTTCGGCTAAGTTTTTGGCTCACGGCGCGCACTGGAACGTTAAAGGCCCATTGTTTGCTCAATTCCACGAATTCTTTCAAGAAATCTATGAGGATTACGATTCGGCGATTGACCCGTTGGCTGAGAACATTCGCAAACTTGACTTTGATGCACCGTTTACCTTGCCAGCGTTTGTGGCTTCGACTGAGATTGACGCAACTTTTGTTGGCGGCGACCCTGTTCAGCTCTCTCTCGCGATCTATAAGGCTAACGAGATTCTGATTGGTGACATTGTTGAAACTCAACAGTGCGCTGATGATTTGAATGAGCAGGGTATTTTCAACTTCTTGGCCGATTTGCAAGACCGTTTCGCTAAATGGCACTGGCAACTTGGGGCTGTTATCGGTAATGAGCTGCGTGACGCTTACGCGACGGTTGTTGAGGAGGTTGGTGAGGTTCACGAACCTGCACAGCCTACGGATCAGCCTGAACCGATGGATGCTGAGGCTCGTTTCGTTGAGCCGTCAAAGTTGTTGGAATCGCGCGATAAGGGCGGCAAAGTGTTAGAGCAGAGAACCGCTATTGGTGAGATTGAGATTCGTGAGGATGGTGACGGTATGACTTTTAGCGGTTATGCGTCGCTATTTGATTCACCTAGCCAACCGTTACCGTTTACTGAGGTTGTGAAGCCTGGAGCGTTTAAGCGTTCGTTGCAGTCGCGTAATGACATCAAACTGTTGTGGAATCACGACACTGGGCAGGTTTTGGGTTCGACTCGTGCCGGAACTTTGCAGCTGAGTGAGGATTCTCGCGGTTTGAAGGTTACTGCTAAGTTGCCTAACACTTCTGTTGGTCGTGACGCTGCGGAGCTGATTAAGCGTGGCGATGTTAACGCTATGTCGTTCGGTTTTTCGGTGCCTTCTGGTGGAGATTCTTGGAGTGAGGATGGGAATACTCGCGAATTGAACTCGGTCAGACTTCACGAGGTTTCGATTGTGGCGTTCCCTGCATATGCTGAAACTGCTGGTATGACTAGCGTTCGTGCCGAACAAGAAAAACAAGCAACCGACATTTCGATTCTGCGTAAGCGTCTAGATCTGTTCAAATAAACTTTTGCACTAAACTTATAGTGTCTGAGTGTTAACACCGGCATTAGTCTGCGTCAGCGCGGCTTGTTTTATCCCCCATAATTTCTAACAAAGGAAAAATCCTATGTCCGAATTCCTTAACGGAATGGTCGAGGAGCGTCAGAAGCTATGGCACGAAGCAAAGGGCATCCTTGATGTCGCTGAGGCTGAAGGTCGTTCGCTTTCTGGTGAGGAAGAAGCCCGTTACCAGGCTCTCACTGCTGACCTTGACAAGAAGGCTGAGTTTATTGACGAAGCCCGTAAGCGTGCAGAGCGTGAAGAGCGTGCTGCTGCTGCTGCTGCTAACGTTCGTGTAGCTGCTCCTGAAACCGCATCTGACGAGAAGGTTATTCGTAACCTCCGTAACGGTGAAGGTTTCGAATTCCGTAGCATCGTGCCTTCATCAACCGGTGCGCCTGTTCCTACCTCGTTCTACAACAAGGTTATTGAACTTGCCCGTTTGACTGGCCCAATGCTGCAAACCTCAACTATGTTGAGCACCTCTTCGGGTGAACCTCTCCAGATTCCATCGCTTGGTGCTTACTCGACCGCTACGGTTAAGGCTCCTGGTGCTGCTATTGACGAGAACGATCCAACCTTCAACAACTTTGTTACTCTTTCGGCTTACAAGTATTCGGGTCTTATCTCGGTTGCTCGTGAACTGATTGAGGACTCTGGCGTTGACCTGCTCGGCTTTATTGCTGCTGAAGTTGGTAACGCTCTGGGTTACGAAGTTAACAAGGGTCTAACCGTTGGAACCGGAACTGTTCAGCCGACTGGTGTTGTGAACGTTGCTGGTTCGGGTGTGACTGGTGGAACTGGTGTCGCTGGTGCTTTCACCGCTGACAACATCTTCGACCTGATCTACAGCCTTGACGGTGCTGTTCGTTCAAAGAACACCTTCGGTCTGCAGATGAACGGTAAGAGCATTTCTGCTGTTCGTAAGCTGAAGGACAACTACGGCCGTTACCTGTTTGAGCCTGCCCTCTCTGCTGAGAAGCGCGACCTCATTGGTGGCTACACCGTTTACGAGAACCCTGCTATGGCTGACATCGCTACTGGTGCTAAGTCGATTATTGCTGGTGACCTTGCGAGCTATATGGTTCGTTCGGTTGGTGGCGTTCGTCTTGACCGTTCGGATGACTTCCAGTTTGGTTCTGACCTTGTAACCTTCCGTTTTACTTGGCGTGTCGACGGCAACCTGCCTCAGACTTCGCACATCAAGTACTTCAAGGGTGCTGCTAGCTAGTATCTAGCGTCTAGGTTGCCCCTCACCAGTTGTAGGCTTCTGGTGGGGGGTTTCCTTTTGGGGTGTGTAATGGTTGGGCTTGCGATGAAAGCCGCTTGCGGAGCGTCGTAACACGCCGGTTCGATTCCGGCCACATCCACGTTATCGAATCGTTACCTAGTCAATGCTTGACACGTTCACTGATCGGGTGTTTACTGGTCTTGTCGGAAGGAGAAATTGTGAAAGCAATTCTTGTTGTGTTGGCTACCTTGACCTTTCTTGGTGTTGGATGTTGGGTGGTTGAGGTTATGCCGGTTTGGCTGTCCGCTATTGGTTGGGCGGCTCTCTTTATTTGGGTTCCTTTAAGAGTTGTCCGATTTTTCCGCTAAACTATTGAATACAGCGTTGTTGCTGCTCAATTGACTCCTTTCGATTGAAAGAAGCCCGCGATCTTTCCCCCAGGGTCGCGGGTTTCTGCTATTCTGGGCAAGTTGAAAGGATGTTATGTCTGGCGTTATTGCTTTTGCATCGAATTCTCCCACTGTATCGACGGGTTATGGAACTCAGGCGAAACAGTTTCTTGACCACGCTAAACGGTCTGGGTTCAAGGTTGCAGCTTTATCAAATTATGGTTTGGAGGGTGCTAATTCGGTTTATGAAACTGCGGCTGGCAAGATTCCGCATTATGCTCGCGGAACTGACCTTTACTCGAATGATGTTCTGCCTTTGAACGCGGCTCACTGGTTTGGGCAGAATCCGAACCTTCCAGGTGTGTTGGTGACGCTTTATGATGCTTGGGTTTTTGAGGGTATCGGTTACGAGAAGCTTGACCGTATTTTGTCGTGGACTCCAGTGGATCATATGCCTTTACCGCCGAAGGTGAAGAAATGGTTGGAGCGGCCGAATGTGATACCGGTGGCGATGTCTAAGTTTGGTTACAACGAGATGCTTCTGGCTGGTTTGACGAAGGCTGAGTATGTGCCTCACGCGATTGACACTAAACGGGTGTTTAGGCCGACGGAGATAATGTCGAATGGTGTGAAGGTCACGGATTATCTCGAGTCTGGTTCTAAGTTTGTTGTGGGTATGAACGCGGCTAATAAGGGTGTTTATCCTATGCGTAAGGCTTGGGATGCGAACCTTTTGGCTTTCAGTATTTTCGCTCAAAATAAGGATGATGTGATGCTGTATTTGCACACGGAACCTCACGGTGTTTTTGGTGGCGTGAACCTGTTTGATTTGTTGGATGCTTGCAAGGTTGATAAGTCGAAGGTTATTTTCGTTGA